AACAGCGGGATGAAACGCGCGGTATGGGTTGGTCATCGAAGGGGAGGAAAATACGTATCCGCCTTTAATTGTTGCGTTATGCAACTCCTTCTTAATCCTGGTTGGAATGCGTTCCATATTCTACCTACCTATTCACAAGACAAGAAAGTCATATGGGATAGCTCAACAAATGATGGAAAGCGAATCCTTGATTACATACCAAAAGAGATTATTGAGGCTAAAAATGGACAAGAAATGAAGATTCGATTCACTAATCGATCAATGTATCAACTCATTGGATCAGACAATATAGATAGCCTTGTCGGCTCTAATCCCAAAATCATCATATTCTCAGAATACGCTATTCAATCTCCAGCAGCTTGGGCATATTTAAACCCCATTCTTGAGGTCAATAAAGGCTATGCTATATTCATCTCTACCCCTAGGGGAAAGAATCATTTCTATGATCTAGTAACCAAAGCTAAAACAAATCCTAAGTGGTTTTGTGAAGTTCTTTCTGTCAAAGATACAGGTGTTTTAACTGAAGAAGATCTAAAAAGCATCCAAGAAGATAACGGTTTCTCTGATGAACACATGCAGCAGGAATATTATTGCTCTTTCAATCGGGGAATTGAGGGTAGCTATTACGGACGTATCATAGAGAAATCACGGGAGGAGGAGCGCATCTGCAATGTGCCATATAATCCACGTAGCCCAGTTCATACAGCTTTCGACCTTGGCTATGGGGATTCGACTTCGATTACTTTCTGGCAGGAAGTTGGTGGCGAACTGAGGATAATTGACTTTTATGAAAACCACGGTGAGAACTTGGCTCACTACGTTAAAAAGCTTCAAGAAAAACCCTATGTTTATGGCACTCATTATTTCCCCCATGATGGTGGTTCAGGTTCTTTACAAACAGGAAGAACCATGCAGGATATTGCGTGGGAACTTGGCCTTAAAACCACAGTTCTTGAACGAGAAAAAGATGTACAAGTAGGTATCGAAGCTGTTCGTACCATGCTGAGCATGTGTTACATCGACCAAACTAAGTGCGCCTACCTCATTAAGTGTCTAGAAAATTACCATAAGAAATACAATGAAAAGACGCAAAGCTATAGTGAGACTCCCTATCATGATTGGACATCTCACGCGGCCGACTCCGTTCGAATGATGGCCAACGCTAGGATACAATTTGGTAGAGGACCTGGGTCAATGACTCCAGATAAACTAAACCAACTCAAATCAAATGCAGGGTTCGGACCTAAAACCGTACCCATGAATCAAAGACCAATGAACCCATTTATAGGAATGTAATGGATTTTTTCTCTCGATGTCGCACAACAGACGACGCTAAAATAGTATTTCGTTCACTCTCAAAACATTTCCATCCTGATAGAGGAGGAGATCCGGAGTTAATGAAGGAATTATCCAAGCAATATGGCGCGTGGAATCCAAGTAATTTCAATTGGCAATCTCAATTCCCAGACAATAGAGGATTTAGCACTCAGACAGAGAATTTGCTAAAGAACATGGAGAACAACATTCGCATGTTAGAAAAAGGGGTGCTTGATAAAGAAAGAGACATTCAAAGGCTTCGGTTGGAGCTTAGAAACATGCACGAAATGAACTTTATTCAAAAATTACTTTGGTTATTTTTAGGGGACATATACTCAAAATCTTAAAAACTATATAAGAGAGTTTTTAAAGAGGTGATCCGTGACGAGTGGTATGTTAGAACGATCCCAAGTGGTCCCGAATGTCTATTCTGGATACTACCAGGATGGTAAAAGAGATATAGTTGCAGAAGCAGATAGTCGCTATCAACAAAATCTTTCTGCCTGGCAATTATACTTTTGGGAGCAATTAATTGATAGAAAAGTCTACTTAGGCGACCAAAGATATCTAAATTTGTACTCAGGTCTTAGTTACGATCACCAGAAATTTGTATTCAATGCTTCGATGCCTGTGGTCAATATGGTCTGTGGTAGACAAAGACAGCACCGAAAAGGCACTCAATTAATTCCCGTTCATGGTTCTAGTAGCAGAACAGCTTCACAAGGAACGAAAGTCCTTCAATCTGCCTATGCAAATGACGACACATACAATAAATTCAGTGCATGTTTTAAAGAGGGAGCTGGGATAACAGGGCTTTCTTTACTCCATTCATGGATTGATTACAGAAGAGACCCAATTTGTGGTGATTTAAGGACCGAATGTTTCAGCGCTGACATGATAATGATGGATGCGTTTTGGAGAGAGATGGACTTGAGTGACTGCCAGTTTATACGCACAAGAAAGTACCTCCATAAACAGCAAGTCAAGCAGATGATGCCAGGTCGTGAGCATGATATAGATATGCTTAATGATCAGGCTTATTTCGATACTAAATTCACGTTTATGCCTCAACAGTATAATATCAGACGTAAAGACTTCCTAGCATATGATGAGTATTGGTATTTAGCTGAGAGAATGGGAACTTTTGTAGTCGATCCTAAGACCTACGAATCCACTGAAGTTTCTCTAACTAAAGAAGAGCTTCAAAGAATAAAGTATCAATATCCAAATGTTGTCATCGTTCATGAAAAAGTACCCACAGTCCATCTTGCGATCATTGTTAACAATACTTGTTTCTATGATGGCCCTAATCCTTTGGGCATTGATATGTATCCTTTTACCCCTTTTGTTGGTTATCATGATTTGGCGAATAATAATTACGCTTTTCGTTACCAAGGGGTTATCCGCAATATTCGGGATAGTCAATACCTTCTAAATTACAGAACACAATTAGAGATGGATCTATTAGCTGCTCAATTTTCTGGAGTGGACGTAGAAGAAGATGCTCTAATTGATGATCAAGATGCCTTTAAGGTAGGTCCTGGAAAAGTAAGATTCTTTAAGAAAGGAAGACTCGGTGCAGTTAACGATAAGCCAGGGGCCAATATCAACCCTGCTAATTTTGCAGTCACTGAAAGGCTCAAAAACAACATCCAAGCAGACGCGGGCGTTACGCCTGAGCTTCTGGGACAAGCGGAAGACAGTGATGTTGGAATCACGGAGCAGTTACGCCAGGGCGCTGCACTCACCACTCTGCAAGAACTGTTTGATAACCTTGACTTATCTCAGCGGAATGCGGGTCGCCTCCACTGGGCTATTATTCAAAAGAACTATACCCTTGGAAAAGTACAAAAGATGATCCAAGAAGTACCCACAAATGAATTTAGAGATAAATCATTCCAGAAATATGATGCAGTCATTGGAAATGCTCCTCTTACAGATACAACCAAACAGCTTGCTTTCCGTCAGAAATACTTCATGTGGAAGGATGGATTCCCAATCCCTGCCGAACAAGTCATGGCCGATGTCGAGATCCAAGACAAAGACAAGCTTATGGAAGCCATCAATCAGCAAGTACAGCAACAGCAGCAAATGCAGCAAGCACAAGCTGAATTGCAGATGGAGAACCAAAGAATCGTCAATGAGAGCTTGCAGTCTAAAGCGATGAGCGATAGAGCTCTAGCTAACGAAAGAGAGCAAAAAGGCAAGCTTGAGCAAATGGAAGTATTGACTAAGTTCAATGAGTCAGAGCATATGAAGAACCAAGCAACGCTCGACAAAGTAAAAGCTGCCAAGGAAATAGAATCAATGGGAGTTGATAACTTCGTGAAGATATTTACCTTGATAGAAAATATTAGAAATAGAGAAGATGCGAAAGAAATGCAAAACCAAGAGGTTTCCAATGGGCCACAGCCATAAAAACACTTCAAACGGTGGTAGAGAAGGGATGGGAAATACTGGAGCTCATTACTCCAAGATTGCTCCTTATTCAGATCCAAAGCCGCCAGCAGGTGCAAGCAATAGCTATGAGAAAGTAAGAGAAAAGATTGATCGTCATGACTCAGCTTCGTTAGCTAAGCGTCCTTACACTCGCGAAAAGATGAATAACAAATAAAGTTTGGTGAAGGGAAGGAACGCGTTTGATGTAATTACAAAAGCCCTTCATCTTTTTTTTAAGGATCAATATGCCAAGAATAAAGATCATATCAGAGCAAAAGAAGCCTTTTGTTCCTAATGATAGTAATTTGTCAAAAGAAGTGCCTAGATTCCGTCCCCCAGGAGGGAAACCACCACTTCCACTAGATAAGTCTTACAATCGTCAGGGCACAAAATGACAATGATTCCTCAGAAAATTAGGAAACTTCCTAATCTACGTCCCCAAGAAAAGGGGTATGTTACAAAGCCTCAGCAAGGATCTACGCATAGCAACAGATCCTTGTATATGGGCGGCGCTAAGATGGTTAAATAATTCCAAGGTCAGCCTAATGAATAATCGGACAGAAAGGACAAGTAGGACAAAGGATATCGATGGATTTCTTTGCTGCAAGATTCAAACTGAACCCCCAAAAGAGAAGCCGAAGAAAGATTTTTGTCCTAAAGACTTCCCAGATGAACTTCAAGAATTTATGAGAGGTTTACGTGGTAAAAAACAGCACTAAAACATACGGCGAGCTAATGTTAGAGGCTCGTGCAAAGAATGATTTCCA